TGCGCGCCCACGGCGCCAACGAGAAGATGATCAGAGGGGAGACGTTTAATCTGATCCAGGAGACAGAAACCAAAAACGGCCGAAAAACGGCGTAAAAACAAGAACTTAGCCGGATTCGGCCCGTTTTGCGGGAGACGTTTATTTTGATCCGGGAATTCCGGCCCCGGCGCCCACGCATCCCGGATAAATCGATGGGCAACGGCAGCAAAAACGCTCCGTAATTGCCCGATAAGTGCGGCACCGACCGCCTCAGCGGATACGCCCGACCAGCACCGTGTAGCGCCCCAGGTTGCCCAGCTCTGCCAGCCCGGCCGTGCCCAGCGCCTGCACCGAAAACGCCGTGCCCAGTTGCGTGCGCGCATTGCCCTGCAGCGTGATCGTGCCCACCTGCCCGGCCCCGGCCACCTGGCCCTGCGGGACGATCACCAGCCGCTCGTCGACCGTGTCCCACAGCACTGTGCGGTAGTTGCGCAGCGCCGCCGGCAGATCGTCCAGCCAGGCCTTGGGCCAGCCCGGCGCGGCCTCGCCCACACCCTGGGCGATCTTGCCCAGCTGTGCGTCGAACACTGCCACCGCGTTGCTTTGCACCTGCAGTGCCGGCACGCGGCTGGCCAGGCTGTCCAGCGTCATGCTGTCCAGAAAGCCCACCACCTGCGCCTCGCCCGTCGGCACCCCGCTGGTTTGAACCTGGGTTTGAAACGCCTTCCAGTTCTCGCTGATGGCCGCTTCAAACGCCGGTGAAATCGTCTTGTCGACCAGCCGCCCGCGCAGCTCGGGCGGCAGGCTCATCAGCTTGCGCCCCAGCGCCAGCTCGGGGTCGATCCAGCTCTTGCCCACGTTGTGATCCCAGCCCGGATCGATGCCCACCGGCACCCGGTCGGTGATCTCGCCGTCGCGGTTGACCACGTCGCGCACCTGCGGCTTGATCGGCTTGGACACCTTCAGCCCCTTGCGCGCCAGCTCGTCCGCGCCGTAGCTGCGCACCGTGCAGCGGCAGCCCCAGCCGTTGGGCGGGTAATGGGTCTGCCAGAAGCCATCGTCCACCGGGTAGACCTTGCCGTCCCAGGCCCGGTGCTGGGGCCGCACCCGGGCATCACCGGCGGTGCGGTACTGCAGAAACGGCCGCGCCTCCTTGTTGGCCTCGATCTGCTGCCACCGCCCGGCCATGCTGGCCGAGCGCATGTTGGTGTCGAAGATCACCGAGGTGCGCCAGCCCCGCTTGCCCTTGTACGACCACCCACGCTCGGCCACGATGCGGTCGAACTCCTTGCGAAACGCCGTGATCGTGGTGCCCTCGGTCAGCCCCTTGAGCACCGCGGCCTGCATGTCCGCAGCCAGATCCGCCGACGTCGCCCCCGCCACCGTGAACACCTTGGCGTGCACCGGCCCGGCCAGGCTGTCCCACGCCAGACTCGCCTCGGGCAACTTGCCCTTGAGGACGTCGATCGCCTCGGTGAAGCGCACGGCGAAGGGTTGGACGTCGGCCATAGCTCAGTCGATCAGGCGGCCAGCTTGCTGCGCAGCTCGTAGCCCAGCATCGGCCAGATTTGATCGATGGCCTTCTGGCGGGCCATGTTGCGGCCGATCTCCGCATTGAAGTTGGCGGCAGAGACAGGGCCCTCGTTGACGCCCACGATCTTGGTGCCGTTGCGAAGCACCATCACGCAGATGGTCACGAATTCCAGCGAGCCACAGTCACCAGCCCGCTCGTGGCGAGTTCGCATGGCCCAGCCATCCACGCCGTCTGCGGCGCTGAAGTAACTTTCAGTGGCGATCTGGTCTTCGATGTCTTGCGGCGTGATGCGCGGCGCCACGGCGGCGCCCTTGGCCTGGATCACTTGCTCGATGGCTTGGTCAGTGCTCATGGGGGATTTCTCGATTGAGATGTGAAAGGGGGCGGCAGCCAGGTTGCGCTCTCGTTAGAAGTCGTCCCTGACCGAATCGGTCCTCTCGGCTTGAACTGGCGCGTCCTCCTCAGGTCGCCCGATCACGCCATGTGGCTGCCGCTGAACTCAGGTCTTCGGTGCGTCCAGCTTGGCGCGCACGAAGCAGTCCTTCGCCTCGAGGAGCTTGCGCATGCCGGCGCTCTTCTCGGGGCCGTCCGGCAGCTCGGCTTCGAGCTTCTGGGCCAGCTCGCCGATGGGCTTGCTCACCTCCTGCAGGTGCGGCGGCAGATGAGCGAACGCGAAGTACTTGATGGTGGTGCTAGGCATGGCCTTCTCGATTGGAATGTGAAAGGGAGATGCCCTCAAGGGCGGTTGACCGAGGCAGCTTCCCGCTCCCTCAGCATCAGATCCAGCCGCGCCAGCGCGTTCCACGCCTGGTGGCTGGCGTGCAGCAGTTCGGTGTCGGCGTCGGCGGGCTGGCCGGTCTTCTCGGTCAGCCAGTGGCGCAGGCCGGCGTCGTCGTAGCGCTCCACGCCGTTGTCTACGCGGGTCCAGCCGTTGGGCGTGTACTTCACCGCGCCGTAGGTGCCCACCTTGCACACCTCGAGGAGTGCGCGGGCAAAGCCGCCCAGCACCAGGGCGCAGCGGGGCTTGCCCGCGTCGAGCTTGGCGCCTGGCGTGTGGGCGTCCAGGCCGTTGGGGTCAGCTTCAGCCATCACTTGCCCGCCAACAACCGCGTCTTGTCGGCCGAGCCGGCCGAGCTGCCGTAGTAGTACGAAATGATGGACGCCCAGCCGCCGCCCAGGGCGCCCAGCATCACCAGCAGGGCATCGCCGCCGGTGGTGGGTTTGCCGTAGACCAGCAGGTAACCCAGCACCGAGAAGAAACCCAGCGTGACCAGGTAGGCCAGCAGGCGCGGGGTCCAGTGGTCCGAGCCGCCGGGCGCTGCGGCCGGGGGTGTTGGTTCGGTCTCGTCGGCCATGCTCACCCCACCCTTGTCGCAGCGCCACGCAGCATCGAATACGTCAGCGCCCGGTCGAGCACCTCGCGCAGGCCTTCGTCGTCGACGCGGCCGAGCTGGTCTTCCAGGGCGATCTTGAAATCTGCCAGCGTCTTGCCCTGGGCTTCGAAGCTGGCCAGCATGTCGGCGATCGGGGCAATCATGCGGTCCTCGATCGCCTGGTCGGCCGCGTCGGTGGCCAGCTGCACGGCTTCGTCTTCGGTCATGCCGGCGGCGCGGGCGAACTCGAAGCCGGGCACGTTGGCCAGGCTGGCGGACAGGGTGACCTGGTCGCCGGGTTTGGCCTGGCCGCTGGTGCGGTCGCCGGTCGGGCTGGTGCTGGCGTTGGTGGTGCCGGGCTTGGTGCCTGGCTTGTTGGCCGGGGCGGCCTGGCGACCAGTCGGTGACACAGCGTCACCGGTTGCCGCGGGGTTGGCCGGGGCCTTGGCCGCAGGCGCCTGCAGGGCGTCCTCGTCGTCTTCGGCCTCGGGGATGCCCAGCTCCTCCAGCATGGCCTTGCGGCTCGGGCGCGCGCCTGTGGCTGCGGCGATCTGGTAGGTCTCGGCGCGTTCCTTGCCCGCGTTCTCCTGCATGAAGAACTCGATGCAGGGCGGTGCCACGCCGTCGCCGAAGTTGAACAGCGTGATCCACCTGAAGATCGCGTCCATGCTCTGCTTGGCTATGTCGCGCACGCTGTCGTCGATGCTCTCTTGGCGCTTCAGGGCCGTTTCGCTCGCCGCCCGGGCGCCCACGCCCTGCAGCTCGGCCACCATGGCCTGGCCGGTGGTGGCCTTGCTCATCTCGGTGTTGCAGCGGTCGATCAGCCTGTCTTGCGGCAACTGGCTGCCGCTGCTGGTGGGTGTGAGCAGCTCCAGGCCGGTGCCTTCGGGCGCCATCACGTAGCCGGCTTCCATCATGCTGGCCAGTGCTTCGGCCAGCTTGTCTTGCTCGGGCTCGCTGGTGCCCAGCGGGTAACGGCCGATCGGCCAGGGCAGGCCGTGGCGCTCGCAGTACTTGACGAAGTAGCGCCAGCCGCCGGTCTTGAAGGTCCAGGGCCAAAAGCATGACGACAACACCGCCACGCCGTAGGGGTTGACCGCGCTCGGCATGTGCCGGCTGATGACGAACTGGTACGGCTCCACCGGCCCGCCCATCATGTTGTCGCGGGTGATCAGCAGCGGCGCGCCGTAGGCGTCGAACTTGAAGCGCCGGCCCGGCCGGTCGATCACCTGCTCGGGCAGGTACTTGCCGCCCATCATCTGCCACACCAGCTCGTGCGGGCGGTAGCCGGTGAGGAAGGCGCTGGCCATCTGCCACATCACCTCGAGCCAGTCGGCCAGGTCGTTGGGCGCCGTGCGTTGCAGCCAGTCGCGGCACAGCTCCATCGCCGCAGCGCTCTGGGCATTGCCCTCGTCGCCCACCTCGATGCGCCAGGTGTGGCTGCGAAAGTTGCCGCGGATGCTGCGGATGTCGCCCAGCACATGCGGGTCAGCCGCGATGCTGAAGTAAACCTTCTCGGCCTGGCCCATCTCGCGCAGGATCGGGTCGGGGTTGGGCAGCGCAAACAGCTTGCCGAAGAACAGCGCCGGGTCACTCTCGGGGCTGGCGATCGGCTTGCCGACCCAGCCCTTCATGCTCTTGATGAGGCCACGCAGGGGGATCATGATTTGCGCTTTCCTGTGCGGATGCGGGGGATGCCCCCGGCCCGGTTGATCGCCAGCTTCCACAAGATTTCGAGCGCGTCGGGCCCGTCGTCGTGGTCGGCTTCGGGGTAGTGGCGCAGCTGGGTGTTGAGCACCGTGTGCGCCTGGTGGAAGCGGATCAGGCCGTTGTTCACGTGCGGGCTCAGGCCCTCGATCCGCAAGTCCTTGTCGGTATGCGGTATCACCGGGATGGCCGGCACCGGCACACCCGCTTCGGCCGACCTGGCCACCAGCTGCTGGCGCATGAACTCCTGAAACTGCACCGCCTCAAAGCCCCAGATCAGGCAGCCATAGGTGCGCTGAAACTCGATGATCAGCGCGATCTGCCGATCGGGCACCATGCGCGCCACCCGAGCTTCCACCACGTCCAATATGCCGTGGTTGCGGTCGAACCCACCCACCAGGCAGGCGGCCGGGTCGCCGCCCTTGTTGTGCTTGCCCAGGGATGGATCGTGCGCGCCGTAGAAGATCCAGTCCCGGCACGGCTGCACCCAGTAGCGCATCTGGGTGAACAGCGCCGTTTCGGTGTTGGTCGGGTCGTTCTGGTACTCGCAGTCGAAGGCCTTGTGGTCTTCGGCCCGCACCATCATCAGCTTGATCAGCGGGCGCACCGTGGGCCAGCTCACCACCGCGCCCGCGTCCATCGCCACCTGATGCTGGGCATAGAAGGCCGCCGCGGCGCTGATGTCGCTGGCATCGCTGTCGCCCATCTCGTCGGCGCTGCTCTCGTTGATGAACAGCTCCTCCCACTTCTCCCACAGGTCCATGCGGTCGGGCCAGCGCACGATCGCCTTGAACTTGCGCCGCGTCCAGCGCGGCTTGGCGTGGTAGCGGTTGGCCACCGAGTCGTAGTGCAGGATGGTGTTGAGGTACAGCACATCCATGGTGCCCTCGGGCGGCCCGAGGTTGAGCACCGTCTTGCTGACCCAGGCTTCGAGCTTCTTGCGCTGTTCGAGCTGGCGCACGTTCTCGTCGTTCTCGATGTCGTCCAGCAGCACCAGGTCGGGCCGGTGCGGGCCGTGGCGCAGGCCGCGCATCTTCTTGCCCGAGCCAAACGCCTGCACCTTGCGGTTGTTGGCGGTGAGGATCACACCCGCGTTCCACACCCGCCCGGCGCCACAGGCATCGGGCCAGTCCATCGCCAGGCGCGGGTTGTCGGTCAGCTCGGTCTTGATGGCCTCCAGCATGGTGGCGGCCTGGTCCCAGGCGTCCATCACGATGGGCATGAAGTGCTTGCGCTCGGTCACGATGCACCACAGCACCAGCAGCTGCGTGCCCAGCGTGCTCTTGGCCTCGCCGCGCGGCGCGCTCAGGTTCATCAGGCTGCCGCTGGGCGCGTCGATCAGCGCCGGCACGTGGTCATAGAACCAGGTGTGAAACAGGCTTTCAGCACCCTTGATGTAGTGCGGAAAGTAGGTGCGGCTGAAGAACCTGAAATCGCCCTTGGCCTTGGTGCGCCGGATGTCGCACGCCGTGGCATCGGTGGCAAAGCCGTCGCACTCGGCCTCGATCAGCGCACGCTGGCTCTCGGCGTGAGCCTTCAGCTCGAGCAGAAAGTCGTTGCTCTTGAGCAGCCTTTGCTTGGCCATGTCTACAGCCCCGAGCCGAACTCGCGCACCAGGTCGTCGCCGCTCTCTTCACACACCGCCAGGAAGCGCGCGCGGATGTCAGGGGCCCGGTCAGCCACCCGGGTGCTCAGGAACTTGATCACCTCCATGGCCGTGCCCAGCCGGTCGGCATTGGGCATGGCCCGGCGGCTGGCCGACAGGGCCTTGCTGTAGGCGTCGCCCAGCTGCACCACGATGCCGGTGCGCACCGTGCTGCTGAGATCCTTGTCGGCCTTCACCGCCGCCAGGGTGGCGATGAACTCTTCGCACAACCCGTCCATCACCTGGTTGGCAAACGCCTCCACGCCACTGCTGCTCATGCGCCGGGCGTTGCGGGCAATGTCCCAGTCGTTGCCGGATTTGGCGTCGTCGGCCTTCCACTTGCGCGCCGTGGCGTACCGCACGTGGTTGATCTCGGCCGCCGACGTCAGCGGCATGCCCTGCACAAACGCTGCGCGTACCTTGCGGCGGGTTTCGTGGTCGTGGGCCATGCGGTGGGCGGGCTCGTCAGCTCGTCAGGGCCGGATGTGCTTGATGGCTTCGATCGCCGCCGTCACCAGCGCTGCCGCGCCGCCGCCGTAAGCAGCGGTGCGCAGCGCCGTGCTGCGCTCGTTGGCCTCCACCGTGTTGACCCGGTCGTCGAGCATGTCGAAGCGGCTGTCCACCGTCTTGGCCAGGTCGTCGAAGCGCTGGTCCACCGCGGCTTTGAGGTCGTCGATGCGCCGGTGGGTGTCCACATGGTTGTGCTGCAGCAGCTGGATCACCGTGGTCAGCTGGCCCTTCACCATGGCCAGTTCGATCAGCGCCTGTGTGTTGATGTCGGGCTCTCCGTTGGCCATGGTGGTGCTGGGTGCCTGGTTGGGTGAAGGGGGGCTCATCGCGTCAAGCGGTGAAAAGGCGGTGTCGTCGCTGCTCATGCTCGTCCTGGCAGAAGAAACAGCGGATCGCCGCGGGGAAGGCCACGCGCCGCGCAGCCGGTATCGGCTCGCCGCAGTCTTCGCAGTCCGCCTGGCCGGGCCCGGCCACGGCAGCGGATGCGGCACTCAAGGCCGTGTCCCGAGCAAACTGGCTCAGCGCGTCGGCTTGCTCGAGGTACTTCTCGTCCATGGCCAGCGCCCCTTACAACGCCGCCAGGCTGGGCCCACCCAGGGCCATGCAGATGAGGCAGGCCGCCACGATGATCGATCGTCGCAACATCGACACCGTGAAATCACTGCTGGCCACCTGCAGGTAATTCAATTCCCGCGACTCGGCCGCTTCGATAGCCGGCGGATCGAAATCCATGCACTGGTGCGGCCGGGCATACGGGAACAACTCGCGGTCCAGCCAATACCCCATCAAACCACCCAGCGCCACCAGCAAACCCTTGGCTGCGACCAGGCCGAGCAATTTGCCGGCGTCCACCTCGCGCAAACTCAAGGCAAACACCAGCAGCATCAGCGTTACCAATACCCAGCCCATCATGCGCGGGGGGTTGGCGGCATAAGCCTGCGAGCTGTCTTCAGGGTCATCGAGCGATGTCATGGGGTAACCCGGCAAATGGTGAAGGTGCAAACCAAGCCGGGGTTTGCCGGCCAATTCGTCGTCAGGCCCCAGTGTGGTGGCGCCTCGCGCGCGCGGCACCCGTGAAGCGCTTCACCCATTACCCCCGGGCACCCCAGCAGTGAAATTGCCCCATCGGCCCAAAACCGATGTCGGCAATTGCAGGGTGGGTGGCAGTGAGGTGCCACCCGCCCTGTTTCATTCAAAGGGACACCATGCCTAGCCACCCCAAGCCCGCGCCAGCTTCAAAGGCGCACCCCAAGCCCCATGAAAAGCCCGTGAAGCTGGAGTTCAACAACTCCGGCGCCTGGAAAGCCCTGGGCTGGTTCGATGCCGCAGACGACCACCAGGCCGGCGAGGTGATGGACCACGCCGAAGCCTTGCTCAAGGCCCTGCACGCCGACATCGACCCCGACACCGCCACGCCCGCCCAGCTCAAGCGTGTGCCCACCCTGCGCGTGGCCCACGCCGGCACCGGCGAGGTGCTGTGCCACTGGTGCCTGGCCGACGGCTGGCGCAACCCGCTCAACGGCGAGCCGGTGTAACGCCATGGCCACCTACTGCATCAACTTCAAGCGCGAGTTCGCCGACGCCGTGCAGGCCGGCACCAAGCTGCAGACCATCCGCGGCCACCGCAAGGACGGCAAGCGCATCAAGCCCGGCGACACCCTCAAGCTCTACACGGGGCTGCGCACCACCGGTGCGCGGCTGCTGCGCCAGGTGCCCTGCGCCGTGGCCCTGTCCATCCGCATGGACCTGCCGTGCGACGAGGTCGTCATCGACGGCACCAAGCTCGACTTCGAGCAGCGCAGCGCCTTTGCCCAGGCCGACGGCTTTGCCGGCTGGATCGAGATGCGCCGCTGGTTCTGGGACCAATACGGCCTGAACGAGTTCGAGGGCTTCCTGGTCGGGTGGGCACCATGACCATGAGCCGGGGCATCAACAAGCCCAGACACACATGGACCAACGCCGAGCGCCAGCTGCTGCGCGATCGGTACGCCGACACCAAGAGCGAGGTCCTGGCCCAGCAGATCGGCGTGCCGGTGCATTCGGTGTATCAGCAGGCCTATGCGCTGGGGTTGGCCAAGAGCGAAGCCTTCATGGCCAGCGTGGAAGCCTGCCGTTTGCGCCGCGGCGACAACATCGGCGCCGAGTACCGTTTCAAGCCTGGCCAAGTGCCGGCCAACAAGGGCGTGAAGGGCCTGACGGGCGTGCAAGAGGCCTGCCGTGCCAATCAGTTCAAGCCTGGTGACGTGCCGCATACCTGGGTGCCTGTCGGCACCTACCGCGTCAGCAAGGACGGCCAGCTCGAGGTGAAGTTCGCCGACGAGCCGGGCCCGCCCAAGATGCGCTGGATGCCGGTGAGCCGCAAGGTGTGGATCGAGGCCAACGGCCCGATCCCGCCCGGCATGGTGGTGGCGTTTCGCCCGGGCATGCACACCACGGTGGCGGCCGAGATCACGCCGGACCGCCTCGAACTTCTCAGCAAGGCTGATGTGTTGGAGCGCAACCGCTGGCAGCACCTGCCGCCCGAGCTGCGCCAGATCGTCACCCTGCGCGCCAGCCTGACCCGTGCCATCAACGACCGCCGCAAGGACAAGCAGCCATGAGCCAACAGCAAGCCTCCAGCACCCAGACGATCGACGATCTGCGGCGCGTTCTGTTCGACACCATCAACGCCGTCAAAGGCGGCCAGATGGATATCACCAAGGCCAGCGTCATCAACGACCTGAGCCGCACCCTGGTCGACACAGCCAAGGTCGAAGTCGACTTCTTGCGCGTGACCGACAGCGACCAGAGCGCCTTCATCGCGCCGGCCAGGCCCGCCCTGCCACCGCCGGCCGAGCCCGAGCACAACAACGGCATCGTGAGCATCACTCGCCACGCGATCGGGCGGTAATGAAGCACCGCCCCGACTCCATCTCGGGCCGCATCGCCGCGTATTGCGACACCCCGCGCACCATGGCCGAGATCCAGGCCGCCTTTGCGCCAGGGCACGACGCCAAGCGCGTGGGCTGGCTTGTGCAAGACCTGGTGCACAACAAGTCGCTCGTCAACCTCAACCGAGGCAAAGGCCGCCGCCTGGGCGGCTTGTACCAAGATGCAGGCGCAGCCCCTGAACCGGCCGGCCCGGTTACCGAACCCGCCGCGACGACCACCGCCCCCAGGCTGAACCTGATCGACAGCATCGTGGCCTGGTGCAGCCAGCCCCGCTGCATGGCAGCCATCGAGGCCGAGTTCGCCGGCAGGTCCAACAACCCATCCAGCATCGTCTACAACGCCGTGAAGGCCGGTCTCATCGTGAACCTGGTGGACACGGCCAAACACGGCCGCGGCTGGGGCGGGGTGTATGTGCAAGCCCACCTGAGGCAAGCCTTCTGGCCGCAGGAACCGCCCGGGCGCACCCGGCGCAAGCGCGCAAGCAAGGTGGCCGCGGCGCCACCCGCGCCAATCCCTGCCAAGCGCCGCGCCAGCTTCCATTCGCACATCCCCCCCTCGCCCCTGGCCGGCGGCCCGCAGTGGCAGAACCTGGCACTGGTGGCGGCGTGGGCCGGCCTGCTGCAGCAAGGCGTGCACTACAACGGCCCGGACATGACTTGACATGCCCAGGCCAAAAAACACCACCTCGGAAATCCCCATGCCTGAACCCATCAACACGGCCTGGTCAGACGCCAGCCTGGGCGCCGCCGTGGCCCGTATCAACCT